CGCTTGGGGGCGACGGTGGGCGGCTCGTACTCGAACATGCGGGCGGCCGTGCGCGAGAGCGCGATGCCGCCTTGGCGCTGCAGGATGATGGGCGCCACGCGCATGTCGCCGTCCTTGTACTCGCAGAGCACCTTCTCGCTGTTGAAGATGTCGGCGGTGCCGTTGGAGGGGAAGTAGCGGTCGCGCAGGAACGAGTCCGCCGGGTTGATCCCCTCGACCGCCTGAATGAGGCGGGCAGTTTCGTAGATGTTGTAAGGCATTTGCATCTCCTCCTAGTCGATGACGTCCTCGGACAGGATGCCGGCCTGTCGCATGTAGTCGAAGTCGGTCGCGGTGAGCGTGTAGCCCTCGGCCGCGACGAGGCGGCCGCGCGCGAAGTTGCCGGTCTTGTAGCCGGTGGCGATGCCGCCGGCGGCAGGCGCGTCCTCGGAGAGCACCAGCACGATGCTCTCGGCGGTGAGCGCCTCCGATGCGGGCTTGTACTTGCCGTCCTCGCCCTTGACGATGACGGTGCCCGCCGGGATGTCCGCCTCGCCTGCGGCGATCTCCGCCGTGGCGACGATCGCGGAGGGAGTGGTGGATGCGAGCAGGCCGTTGTAGTCCTGCTCGCCGATGATGTTGTCGAGTCGCTTGGTCATTAGCGTGCCTTTCTCCCTGCGAGGCTGTTGGCTACCTCGGCCGCTGCCTTGATGGCCGCCTCGGCTTCCTTGTCCTCGTCGTCCTTGCCCTCTCCGCCGCCGTTGGGGTCGGAGTCAACGTCGTCGGCCTTAGACTCGTCGTCGTCCTCCTCGATGGCGGCGAGGAACTTGGACGCGCTGTCCTTTCCTGCCTTGATGGATGCGACGGCGAGCTCGCCGGCCGTGATCGGCTCCTCGAACTTCGCCTTGGCAACCATGTCGGGCGCGACGCTTCCGGCGATCTCGTCGATGGCCTTGATGCGCTCGCGCTCGTTCTCCGCAGCCTGCGCCTCGATCTGGGCGACAAGCTCGGGATGCGACGCTCGCAGCTCTGCTACGGTTTCCATATGCGTCTCTCCTTTCGTTTTTGCCGCCATGGGCGGCGCTGCCTTATCTATCGCTGCAGCGGCCGGTGTCTCTCCGGCCGCGTGTAGCCCTGCCTGTGCCGCGTGGACTGCGGCTGTGGGGACGTTGCGGAACATCGACGCGTCGTGGCGGATGCCGCGCACGGTGAGCGTGCGGGCGCTTGCGTCGTACACAACGTCGTCGACCTCCCCTTGGTCGGTGTCGTCGTCATCGTCTGGCTCCGCGAGGGTGTCGGCGAATCCCGCGTCCACGATCTCCTGTCCGACGAACCACGTCTCGGCGGCCACGAGCTCGCCGATCTCGTCCTCGCTGCGGCCGGTCTTGGCCGTGTAGATGTTGGTCATGGACTTGACGATGGCCTCCGCTTGGTTCTGCGTGAGCGCGAGCTCGTCGGGCGTGTACCATCCGTACATGCCGACGTAGCCCTTGTGGATCATGAACATGCTGCCGGGATGGACCACCACCTCGTCGCCTGCGCAGGCGATGATGCTCGCTGCGGACGCGGCGAGGCCCTCGATGTGGATCGTCTTGGTGCCCGGCAGCTCCTTCAGCGCGTTGTGGATCGCGACGCCCGTGAAAACGTCGCCGCCGCCTGAGTTCAGGCGCACGCTGATGTGCGACGCGTTGCGGATCGCCTGCAGCTCGTCGATGAAGCGCTGGGCGGATATGGTCAGCTCGCCGGTCGGCTCGCCGGTCCACCAGTTCACCGGCTCGTTCTCCGTGACGTCGCCGTACATGACGATCTCCGCCTCGCCGTTGCCGAGGTCGGTCGCGGCGAGCTGCGGCTTGATGGCGGCGGCTCTCGCCTTGCGGCCTCGGATGGCCGCCATGATTCTATTGGGCATCTTCTGTCCTTCCTTCCGTTTCGGTCGCGCCGATGCTCTCGAGCTCGGCGATGCGCTGCGCCTCGTGGTGCAGCCTGTCCATGTTCTCGTCCCAGTTGCTCCCGTTGATGCGGATCGCGGCGGCCTCGCGCGTCGTGATGCCCGCGTCGATCGCGGACACCTCGGCCGCTATCTCCTTGGTCGGGTCCAGCTGGCCTTGGCTCGGCCCCACCCACTCGCATCCGAGGTAGGCCCTGCGGATGATCGGGTCGGCAAAGAAGCCCGGGGCGTCGATGCGCCCTTGGGCGATCGCCTCGGAGAGCCATATCTCCCAGACGGGCTGGCAGAAGTCGGCGACGAACCACCCCCGCCGCATCCGGAACGCTTTCCATGCCTCCATGAGCGCCGCGCGCGACGCCGAGTAGCTGGAGTTGAACGTCTTGAGGAGCAGTTCGCCGGGTATCTCCAGCGCCGCTCCCACCTGCCGGCACATCGCCTGCATGAACGCCTCGAAGCCCGAGCTCGGGCGCTTCGGGTCGGCGAAGGTGATGTCCTCGCCGGGTTCGAGGAAGTTGACCTGCCCCGGCCCCATCTCGTACTCGTCGGGGTCGCGGCTTATCTCCTCGTCGTCGCCGTCCGCGCCGATGACGCCCGTCCCGGTCTCGTTGAACGGGTTCTCGTAGGCCCCCTCCACCTTGACGAACGCGGTGAAGAACGACTCCACCACGGCGGCGGTGAGCTCGCTGGACGTGTAGCGCCGGAGCTGCAGCAGAGGCTCGATGACCTGCGCGAGGTAGCTGACGCCACGGTACTGGTCCGGCCGCTCGCTCTCCATGACGTGAAGCACGTTCGGAAGCCCCGTCTTGCGGCCCATGGCGAGCACGCGCGTGAACTGCACGGCGCCGGCCGTGAAGTCGCCGGGATAGCCCTTGCGGATGTGGTAGGCGACTATCTCGCCGTCGCCGTTGATCTCCACTCCGTCGTATATCTTGTTGTCGTTTTCGCTGTTGACGCCGGTGGTGTAGGCGTCGGGCAGGCCCGTCGCGTACGCGGTCGGGGTCGCCACGCGGTCGGCCTCCACGAGGTGAAGTCGCAGCCGGTACGGACGCAGCGCCTGCGGCTTCCTGTGCTTGATGACCGCGAACACGTCACCGGACATGAGCCACGACTGCATGGCGAGCTGCTGCATCTCGTAGAAGGTGTTGACGCCGGTGGCGTCGCAGGCGATCTTGTCCTCGGCCCACAGCGCGAACTCGCGCTGCACGCGCTTCGACCAGTCCTGCGCCTGCTCTTGGCTCATGCCCAGCACGTCGCGGTCGGGGCGGGGCTTGGGGCAGGTATGGTTGCTGTTTGTCTGTATTGTTGTCCCTCCGCCCGGTCCTGCCCCTGCTTTGGGCGCGTGCCCGGGCGGTGGCGGCCGGGGCGGGGCTTGGGGAACAGCCCCTCGCCGACCGCGTTGGTGCGCACGGTGCGGATGGCGCTCGTGGCGATCGGCGCGCCCATGTAGAGCATGCGCGCCCGCTGGCGCATCGTCTCGTTGTTGTCGTCGATGTCGCGCGCGGGCGACCCGCTCTGCTCCTTGAAGTCTCGCATGGAGCGCTTGGTCAGGCTCGCGCCGGCGTCGGCGTAGCCCTGCGCCTTGAAGCGCGCGGTCTTTCCGCGCTGCCTGTTCTTCGGTTTCGCCATCGCCATCACACATCCCTGATGACGACGGCCACAGCCTTGCGGCGATGTCCGACGAGGGCGGCGTCTATCTCGTCGATGCGCTTCTCGACCTGCTCTATCGCCGCGAGGACCTCGCCCACCGACTTGTATCGGCTGAGGTTGCGGCTTCCGATGGTGTAGCTCTGCACGTCGGAGGAGGTCATCATGTCGAGCAGGTCGTTCAGCTTCTCGAGCTGCTCCACGCACCTCTCGCGCCTCTTGACGAGCCGCTCCCTCCGCGCGGTGGTCATTCGCGCCATGCGCATCGCCTCCTTACAGTGAGTCGGCCAGCGCGCTCTTGCGCCGGCGGGTTTTCTTCTTCTTCGGCTTCGGCGCGGCCGCGTTCGCGGGCGCGCCCTTTATCGCCTGCTCGAGCCTGTCGAAGTCGGGGTTGACTATCGTCAGGGCTGCGAGCGCGTAGTTCCTGCAGTCGAGCGCCTCGTTGCGCTCGTGGCCGGGCAGCTTCTCCCATTGCCACTTGCTCGCGGTCCGCGAGGACGACAGCACGAGCCGCTCGGAGAGCAGCCCGGAGAAGAACGTCTCGTCGTAGCCCGCCTCCGGCCGCTTCGGGAAGTGGCAGTAGCGAGGCCCCGGCTCCGCGACCTTGAGCGAGCTCATGATCTGCGCCTTGCCGGCGTCCACGCCGATGGTGTAGAGCCACGCCTTGACTCGCTTGTCTCGGATGGATACCTGCGTCGGCACCGCCGTGAACGGGACGCCCTCGCCGCCCTTGCCCTTCACCGCGAACACGCGGGAGGGCTGTCGGGCGCGGGTGCGCTCGTAGACCTCTTGGGTGAAGTGGCCGCCCGAGTCGATGCATGTCATCGAGATGCGCAGGCCGCGACCGTCGCGGAAGCGGTAGACGTGGCCGACCACGCCGTCGAGGCGCGCCCATGTCTCGTCCGAGTCGGGGCGCCCGTGGATGATCCCTTTCTCGATGCCCCACGTCTCGCCCCAGCGCCCGTGGCCGACCACCTCGTACTCGAGGCGGTTGTCCTGCGTGTCGACGCCGCACGTGACGCAGAGCACCCCGTCGGGGAGCTCCACAGGCGTGCCGTCGTCGCGGCATCCGTAGTCCTCGCGCCGGGCGAGCATCTCGTCGTCGTCCACGAGGTCGCCACGGTTCTCCCATAGCTGCCCGAAGAGCGTGTTGTAGACGACCTGCACGCGGTTCGGGTCGTCCTTCGCCTGCAGGAACTGCACCACGATCTCGCGCCACGAGAGCCACGGCGAGACGAACGCGTTCAGCCAGAAGCTGCGCACGCCGCCCTCGTCGATGGCGGAGGGGTTCGCCGCCACCCACTTCGCGGGCGACTTGCGCATCTGCTGCTCGGATGACATGCAGCCGCACGATGGGCACGCGTACTCGACGGCGCCCTCGATGCTCCACACCTTCCGGCCGTTGACCTTCTCCACGTGCGGCGTGAACCGCAGGTTGTCGAACACGATGTCGTGGTACTCGCCGCAGTGCGGGCAGCGGGTGCACCATCGCTCCTGCGTCCCCTTGCTGTAGCTGTACTCGATCGCGCTCGACCCCTTGATGGTCGGCGTCGATACCTCGATGGCCTTGGCGTTGTAGAACGTGGTCTGACGGCGGGCCGCCAGCTCCCACGGGTCGCCCTCCTCGCCGGCCGACGTCGCCCAGCGGTCGCGCTCGTCGCCGATGACGTAGCGCGCCGGCGTGGACGCGAGGGCGCTCGCCGCGTTGCTGCCGGTCATGATGAGCATCCCGCCCGGGAAGCTCTTCTGCAGGATGGTCTTTGAGACGTCCTTGCCGGACGGGGCGTCCTCTATCTTGCTCCGAAGCCGCGAGCAGTCGCGGATCATCGGCGCGATGCGCAGGCGCGAGAACTTCCTCGCGTCGTCGAGCGTCGGGTGCACGAAGATGACGGTGCCGGGGTCTTGGTCCATGAGGTAGCCGAGGCAGTTCAGCTCGCATTCGGTCTTGCCGATCTGCGAGCCGGCGACGATGACGATGCGGCGCACCTTCGGATCGGTGAACGCTCGCATCGGCTCCGCGGGGTAGGGCGTGCGCGACGTGCGCCACGGCCCGGCCTCCGCCGAGCTCTCGGGCGAGAGCCTGCGATAGCTGTCCGCCCATTCGTCGACGGTCAAGTCCTCCGGAGGGGAGAAGGACCTGACCGCCCGCGAATAGACGGCGTTCAGGTCGTCAACTCTCTGCTGCGTCGTCCTCGTCATCCGCTACCTCCCCCCATCCTTTCCTCTCGCGCATCATCGCGGCGTAGACTTCCGGGTCGTAGCGGAAGCCCATCAGCTCCTCGAGCACGTGCTCCACCTCGCGGCGGATCATTCGGCTCGCCTCGTCGGCCCCGGATGCGCCCACGACGTCCACGGCGAGCCTGCCCGGCATCGCCACGAGCATCGAGCGCACGGTGTAGACGAGCTGCTCGGTCGCGGCGCGGACGTCCTCGCTGCGGTGCATGGTGCCCTCGAGCTCGGCGAGGTGGATGCGCGCCTCGGCGGCTTTCATCTCCTTGTACTCGGCCTCGGCCTTGAGCTTGCGCTCCTCGAGGCTGGTCACCTCGTCGGTGGTCACCTCCTCCTTGAGGTAGGCGACGTACTTGCGCACGGTCTCGAGCAGGTCGTAGCGGTTGGTCTTGCCGACCTTCACGAAGTCGATGATGCCGTCGGAGGCGAACTGCTGGACGCGCCTTTCGCTAACGCCGAACGCGGCGGCGACCGTCGCGCTGTTCACCAGACCGAGCTCCATCGGCTTCGCCATGACGGCACCCCTCCCTCCGCTCGCCGTGGCAGGCGTAGCGAAACGCTAGATTTTCAAAACTGGAAAAATTCACTTTTTCTGGGCTCGCAAGCACCCCAGGCGATTCTCGTCGCCGGAAGAACCTATGAGGCTTCGAGGAATCGCTTGAGGTTGTGATTGAGTCTTTCTTCCGCGAGCTCGCCGATGTCTTTCACGGCGCGCTCGGCCACCTCGTCGGCGCCGACCATCTGAGGGATCGACACGGTGCGGAACACCTTGGCGAGCTTGTCGCCCTTGCGCTGGAACGGAAGGGTCGAGCCGCCGTTGCCGCCTGCGAGGAAGTAGGGCGAGTCGCCCGGGCGCGCGTAGGCTCCGCCCTCGCTGCCGGGCTTTGCCCAGTGGCCGATGGTCACCTTGCTGCCCTTCTTGATGGTGGCCTTGACGGTGTACCGCCGGCCACCACCGGGGGGCGCCTTGGGCGTCATCTTGAAGTGGGTGGGGGTCATGGGCGAGCCGGTGTAGGTGAGGGCGAACTCATCTATTGTTTCGCCGGATGCCCGTACCTTGCCACCGCCGCCCATGCCGCCCTTGCCCGGCTTGACGTCGCCTTGCTTCACGGCGTAGACATCCACCACGGCCTGCGCCACCTTGGTGGGGGCGCGCCGCTTCAGGTCTTTCATGGTGTAGCTCATCGCCTTGCGTGCGGCCTGCTCTTTCTTGAGGAGCTTCTGGGAGAGGCTGTTGTCCAGCAGCTTCGCTTCGAGCTTCAGCATGTGGGCACCTCCCTAGATTCAGGCCGCGCGCCCGTGGCCGTGAGGGGTGAAGGATTACCCGGATCGCCACGGGCGGCGTGCGTCTTTCGGACGGTTCGCGGCGGATGTTATTAAAACTCGCCGAGGTACTCTCCATGTGTCCACATTGCTCCACATTGCTCTCATTTACTCTCAAAGTGTCCACAACTTTGACGGCTGAACTGGGCTTTTATTTGTGGAGGAATTATGAAGGGCGGGGGAATCAGGCGAACATGCGGCGGTGGACGGCGACCAGAGACGACACCGCGCGGGAGTGGAGCCGGTAGCATTTCGCCACGTAGTCGTGCTCCTCGGTGAGGTAGTCCACGCGATCGCCGAAGAACGCGAACGCGATATCCGCCCAGTCCTTGAGGTCGAAGTAGCGCAGGCGCAGGAGCGCGCGCTGCTGGGCGTTGGTGACGCGGCATATCATCCGCTCGAGGTCGTCGTGCTCGGACTCCTCGTGGTCGATGAGCTCCGCCACGCGGAGCTCTAGGTTCTCGAGCGCGATCACGTCACGGGCCACTCCGTCGCCGGGTCCCGACGACGCCTTGCCGGGTTCGTACTTAGGGGAGCGTATGTCGCCGATCGTCTGACGCATCTGGTCGAGCCGCATCGCCTGCATCCGTAGCTCTTTTCGCAAGTCCACATACGCATCGAGCCTCTGGCGCATGGTGCGCGCGGTTACCGCCATTCATACCTCGTTCCCCTATTTTTGCCGCGTTTTCCCTTCATTTCATATCACAGGGTGGTACGGCGGTAAACGATGAAGTTTCGAGGGAGCCGGGTTTTCGGAATATGGCTCAGAGTTTTCCACAATCGCGAGCGCTGGCGATCTTCTCGAGCGCTTCCATGAACTCCTCGGACGATGCGGAAACCTGCGCGAGGAACGCGTTGATGTCGATGCCGAGCTGGCGCATGGCCTCGGCCAGCTCCTCGAACGACACGGCGGCGCCGGCGGTTGCGGGTTCTGCCGGCTTCGGGGGCGCCTTGCGCTTCGGCTTCTCCTTCCGCCGGTACCCGTACTTCGCCATGATGCGGTCCATGGCCTCGCGCGCTGCCTTGCGCTCGCCCTCGGTCGCGCCGCGATCGGCGAGCGCTTTCAGCTTGTCGAGGCGGGCGCGGTCGTGCTTGGTGATGTTCATTTGCGGCGCCTCTTTCCGCGCGGGGCCACGCGCTGGCGGCCTTTCGGCTGCTTGCGCTGGGTTCTTTCGTATGCGTCAACGATGCCGCCGGCCATGCGCTCTGCTTCTTCGGCGATCACGTCAGCGAGGCCTCCCATCGCGTCGAGCACGCCGTCGAAGTCAGGCGAAACCGCACCCTCGGCGCATTCCCCGTTTGGCACGGTCTCGGGCCGTTTTTGCCCCACCTCGCGGAACTGGGCGAGGTTGAACACGCCCGGGACCTCCTCGAAGGTCACGCAGGTGATGCCCCCTGCCTTGAACGGTGCATGTTTTACGGTCACGACCTGCAGGTTCTCGATGAAAGAGCTGCGCTGCCCGCGCTTGAGAGCGAGCTTTGAACCTATCGAAACGGCCATTTTCGGCCTCCTTCCTTCTCACCTTCTCCAAAGAATTACCTGTTCTTTGGGAATCGGGCATGCGGGGTGCGGTGCGCGCATGCGCTGACCTTGGCGTTTCGCGCTTTTCAGGTTTCGGACCCCCTCGGACTTTTGGCAGACTTTTGGCAGTTTTGCCCTTCGCCTCCCATGGCCTGCGCGATCCGACGCGAAACGGCCAGCGCGTGCTCGGCGAACTCCCGGGCCGTTGTACCTGCTTTTCCCAGTTCAGTTAGGTTTTCTGCCGCTTCTCGGGCGGGAATCTTGCCGAGGTCCGCAGGGATGTCGATCGTCAGTTCTCCGAGTTCCATTCGTGGATGTCGCCTCCGTTCGGTCGGTGCGGTCGCGTGGCTCGCCCGCACCTCGGGCACGACACGCGCCATCGCACCCCGTTTCGCGTCCTCTTCGATGTCCGCACGGGTTCGCAGGCGCATCGGCGGCAAGGTCTCAGCTCGGCTGCCATAGTCTGCCCTCCTTCGCGAGCCGGGAGAGGTGCTCCTCGGATATGGTCACGATGTGCTCGCAGAGCTCGTCGGGGATGCGGCTGCGCTCCACCGATCCGGAGCGGCCCTGCGTTCCGGTCTTGGCGCCGCGCGGTGCGGCGGTGTGGCACGGGTAGCCGTTCTTGCACATCGGCTTGAAGCGCGGGTCCGGGTGGTTGGTCCAGATGTCGGTCGGCTTCATGCGGTCGTCGCCGTACTGGCAGTACGTCACGGTGTAGCGCTCCAGCCCGTGCATGAAGTCCATCTTCCTCATGCCGCCGCGCGGGTTTTCAATGAACCATAGGGGGGGGGGACAGCATCAGCATCAGGTTGTGCAGGTGCATGTTCACCCGGTCGCACGCCCGGGCGTAGTCGCTCACCCCGGCGAGGTTTCCGCTGTCCTCGCGGGTGCGGTGGTGCGATATGGCCGCTATCGAGTACGTGGTGCAGTCGGGAGAGGCCCATACCACGTCCACATGCCCGATCCGCTCCACGATGTCGCGGGCGTACACGTTCATGACGTCGTCTTGGATGTCGATGTCCGGGTTTCAACCCGCGCCCCCCATGCGGGGAGCGACCGCTATATATTGTAGTATCCGAACGGGCGCAATGCTGCATTTCGCACGAATGGTGCAAGCGGCGCTCAGAAACCCTGGATCAGCGGCAAAAAAAGGACGTCATCGCAGTGCGAACCTCTCCAGCATCGCATGAGAGCCTCATGTTCGCACCAAGAGAACTTCATGCTCAGCGAAATGTCAGATGCCGCAGAATAAAACTCACCATTCCGTCTCATGGCGTCTTTACCGTAACCGCATCTGCACTGAATCCGATATTTCCCCTCCTCTACGTCGTTCCATCTCGAAGGAGCCATCGATCTGATCCTTTCGGACCGATATGGTTTTCAAGGTGCGAACCTCTTGAGAGCAGCGCGAGAACCCCTCGCCCGCAATGCAATCTCATGTTATCCCGCAGCAGCACGAGCCGCGCAGAAGCCTGACGCATCTTGCCGCAAGAGCAGAAAGCCCACCACGACGCCTTGATCGCGAGCTCATCGTCAAAATAGGCCGCATCAAGGCTCCTAAAGCGAGAGAAAACCTTCGGGCGCATAAGATTCCCGACACCCATGATGCTCGATCTTCTCTTCATAGCGACTGCCGAGATCATAAAACCGCAGGCTATCCTTCTCGAGATCGATCAGCTTAAGGAGATCAGCTTTGATCTTCAGCATCGTCGCAGCGTCAGCAACGCACTCAAAGACTGAATTCTGAACGCGTTGACCATAATTCACGCAACGCCTTGCAACTTTACGAAGCCGCTTACGCCCTTCGGTCGTTTCCGTATTCACATCATATGTGATCACAGTCAGCATTCATATCACTTCCATAGAAATGCGGGATAGCCATCTATATCTCCCCTGATAAAGCGAGACAACAACAAAGCCTGCACATGCGGGATCAGGCCGCGATCGATCTTTTCCTTAAGATAAGGATGCGTGATCTGGTCCCGTTTCCTTTCCTGCCAGCATGTGAAAAGCGCTTTTCTTCCCCGGTCCGATAGCTGTACGCTGCCAGTCTCGGTTTTTTCAAAATCGTCCGCATTGATGATCCGGTTATTGATAGACGAGATCACGAACCGATCTACTAGGACCGGTCGCAATTCCTCCATCAGATCAAGGGCGAGCGATCGCCTCCCTGGCCGATCGGCATGCATGATGCCACAATATGGATCGAGTCCAACCCCTTCAAGCGCGGAAGCGCAATCAAGCGCCAGAACGCTATAGAATAAGGAGAGCAGCGCATTCATCCTGTCTGTTGGCGGTCGGCGCACGCGACCCTGCATGGAGAACGCATCTTTCTCCCTTAAGACCAATTCATCAAAGACCGAGAAATAGACCGCAGCCGCATCACCCTCAATGCCCCGAACGCTTTCTCGAGAATCGCAATCCCTGACCGAGGCTATGCTCGAAGCCAAATGCGCAGATGCTCTCCTCACGTCATCCGCTTGGATACGCAACCCGTGATCTCTCAGTCCGCGCTCAAGCACCCAGCGCGCATTGAAGATCTTGCCTATCACGAATTGCTTGGCGGCTCCCAGGCTCCATTCCTCATCATCGGCGAGCCTATATTGCTCTCGTCTCAAGAGGATATTGCCCTGAACGGGGCCACAGGACCTCGCAAGGAACCTTCCGCGCGGATCGAAAAAAGAGAGAGCCACGCCCCTCTCCGCACAGGCGCGCATCAGCTTTGGGCTTGCCCCTGGATAAGCGAAGCTGAATATGTTCTCAAGGGTATGAAGCGGTATGCGACCGACCTCATTCCCTCCGGCCTTGGCGACCACATTCTCCCCATCAAGAGAAAGATAGGCATCTTCGGTGAAGATATAGAGCGTGTTCCGGATATGCCTCATATGACTTCTCCCACCCTGCGCTTGAAGTATGCCTCCACCGATTCACGCTGCTCCATTTCCGGAAGACAGATATCGCGCATCGAACAGGATCTGCAAGCAGACCTCTCCTTCGCCGCCGGTGTATGCCTCCGGCTGAACAGCCTATGCATTTCATGTGCGCACCTCTTCGCTTCGTCGCGCAATCCTTGCGTGAGACCAACCTCTTCACGAGACCGTGTTTCGTGGTAATAGAGATAGGCGGTCTCTACGGTACAGCAGAGCATCTCCTCTAGGCAGATAGCCTGAGCGCATAGCTGCAGACGATCCGCAGCTATGCGCTTGCTCTTACCTCGCTTGTACTCGATAGGACGCACCGACCAGGATCCATCCTCTCCCGCCAGGGGAAATCCCTGCTCTGCCGCGACGAATTCCACCACATCGCACTGGCCCTTCAGACCGAGCGAATACGAATGCACATCCAACCCACGGATAGCGATCGTATCGCCTCGCTTCTCGCGGATGCCCCTGTCGTGAGCGCGTTCATGCATGAAGCTCCCCTGCACGGTCAGCACATTCTCTGCCCACTGCTGCTCAATATGGATGAGCGCCCACTGCCGAGGGCAAAAGGAATAGTGCTGGATACCCGAAAGAGGCAGCATTTGGTCTTCGGAATACACGGCGGGCTCTACACGTACTCGATAAGCTCAACGCCTTCTGGCATCTCCCCCACTTTGATCGCGTAATCATCGAAGGACCTAGCTTCCTGAGCCTCCGGGATCAGACGCTTCACTTCGATCCTCTCGAAAAGCTGGTGAGCCGGGGCGTTCCCCAACCTGCTCTCGTGTTTGAAAGCGAAAAGCTTGCGCGAGGACATCAAACCATGCGCCGAGCTCCGGTCGTTCTCGAACATCCGCGCAAGCGCCTCGAAGAAAAGATCGAGATCCCCTTCGCAAAAGCCCGTCTTCTCCGCAAGCGGCGCAGAGATGAACCCATCCATGCGATAAAGGCCATAAGGGATGTACTGCTTGCGCCCCATCGTCCGCTCTTTGCTGGCATCCTCTTCTTTTGTTACCGCCATACGCGTGATGCTCATCTCGAGCGGCAGAACAGGATCGACCGACTCAGCGAAGCAAAGTTGAACCGGACCACGAACCTGACCGCAGTTGACACCCGTCGTCATAACAGCTCCAAAAGCGCGAATGTCGAAGAAATTGTCGCACATGAACCGCGTAACAGCTCTGCGTTCTCTCTCGGTCTTCGGAAGAGCCTTATCTACAGGATCGATATCGTAGTGGACGTACGCCTTCCTGTTGCGCTCATTGAGTATCGCGCCTTCTTGCA